ACTCCAATACCTTCAATTTCATTTAACTTAACTACAAGAGTGTCCAATGCATTTTGAATCATGCAAATCTCACCATGTAACGATTTAGAAGCGGATACACACCAATGAGTGGGTCCCTTGCAATACGAATTGGTGCTCCATCGTAACTTGCATACTGACTAATACCCATTGGTGCGTTCCTGCGGTGATACAACTCTGAGCCAACTTCCAGGTAGCAACGCTTTAATACTTGAGCAGGAATCTTTGTGCTACGAATATATGAAGCAATCAAATCCTCTGCTGTATCCCAGCATTCCTGTACAAAAGCATCATCTGCTTCTATCGCACCTACATAACCCTTTAAGTCTTCCCAGTTCATATCAGTTACTCCTATTTAATTATGCAAGTGTCAACTTGGTAATTGCCTTTGGAGTTGGAAGTGTTGATGCCAAGTAACCCCAGACTGAGAAGTCAGAAGTTAGATTGGTGATTTCATCCTGAGACAATCTGAATGGTGCACCTGCTGATTCGTAGTTAACCAATGCACTGCGGTTAGCAACATAAACTGTTCCTGCTGCAAGTGATGGGTCTACAACGAGTGGCAGACCATAAAGTTGACCTGTTAGACCAACTGGGTTCAAAGAACCAATGTTTGCAGGGATATTGTTACCTGCAAGAAGTGGGGCATCCCCATTCTTAATCTTTGCAATCTCAATGAATGCATCTGAAGAAACAAGCATGAAATCTGGAACAAGTCCTGTCTCATTGAATGAATCTGAAGATGCTGTGGCAATTGCTTCTACCCAACCTTCAAAGTTGTTTGCTGCAACTGAACCTGTGTTGAGGTTTGCTGCGTTTGCTGCAAGTACTGCCTTGACCATGTTGTTGGTCTTTGATGCGTACTTGATAGCAAGTGCACGAAATACTGCATCTACATAAGCAACAGATGAGCGGTCCATTACCTGACGAGACATAGAGGTGTAACCACCAATTGTCTTTACTGGTGCTGTTGCACTGTCAAGAGTAATTTTACCAAATGCGAGTGTATCGCCTTCAGCCTCTTGCTCATCAACTGCTGTTGTATCTGTATCCAAAACTACATACTCAACATTCATACCTTCTGCAGGTAGTGCCTGAGTATTGAATGCAGCAAAGGTTGGACGACCCTTGTCAAGAATATCTATTGTTGTCTTGACCCATGCATTGTTGACAATGCTGTCTGCTAATTTTCCACCTGTAAAGTCACGATGGAGTTTGATTGCCTTCTCATCACCAGCAGCAACGGCCTTAGCGAATTCGCCAAAGGAACGATACTGTGGAGAAGCAGGAGTTTCTACTTTTGCTGTTGAAAGAACTTCAATCTTTCTTTCAAGTTCTTCTGCAAATGAACGAACTTCTGCAATCTGAGTGGAGGCATCTGTGTTTGTGTTATCCATGGATTTCTCCTCCTGATTTACTTCTTCTCGTACTTCTACGACTGAAGCATTTTCATAAGCAGGGAAAGCGACTAACGAGACTTCTTTTAGGTCAACTTTCTTACGAATTATTTTTCTATCCTGCTTCTCATCCACTACTGGGATGAAACCTACTGAGAATGAACGAATGCCCCCATCTTTTACAAGTTCAAGGGTTTCGTCACCTAATTGGGTCTTGCTTATCTTTGCTCTGACCCATAGACCATCTTTGCGGTCTTCTAATTCTTGGACCTTACCAATTACTTCTTTGTGGTCCCTGAAAAGTTTTACATCTGCTGTTAAATCTACTGCCCCAGATGAAAATTCTTCTTGATAGCCCCCGCCAATATCAATTACTTCATTGTAAGGAACTGCTCTACCTACAACTTCTCGCTTGTCGTAGTCTGCCTCTCTAATCTCAAAACTTCTTTTTTCCATATTTAGTTTTCTCCCTATTTACCTATTTTAAATTACAGGTTGTTCCACATTCTCATCTGGTGAGACTGGTTGTTCCTGTGGTTGAACAGGCTCTGGCATTTGAATCTTTGGCAAACCTTCCAATTCACGCACTTCATCAATTGTCATAAATCCAGAGTTAATCGCTACTTGATAGGCCTGATATCTCATTGAAGTATTTGGCTTCAAGAACTCAGTCATATTAAATGCTGCCTTCTGTCCTCGTGGTAATAGGTCAGTGATTGCTTCTTGGATTCTAATAATGTATTGCTGTAGTCCATCTTCATAGAGTTTCTTTCTGTCCTCATTACCATTTGTGTAAGTAAGACCAGAACCTTCTATTGATAGAGATAGATACATGCTTGGTACCCCAAACATTGTGGCAATTTGTCTTGTAACAAATTTCTGATTCTCTAAGAACTGAGCCTCTTCAGGATTGAGCGTTATTGCTTCATAGGAGAGTCCTGAAGAGAGCACAGCAACACTTCTATTCACCTGAGATTCAACAAAGGCTTGTTTATTAGCCAATGCAACTTCAGGAGATAGAAACTCTGTGGTTGTTAATGTGCCTGTTGGTACTGCAGACTGTCTAAACCAGTTATCTGCATATGCTTGAAGGTCTAATGCCGCTTGAATGATGGATTTATGGCGTTGTAGAGGGCCATATCCCAAGATATCTCCTGGAATCTGCCATAAACGCAAGTGTTTAATGCGGTCCCCTGGAGTCTTAATACCATTTACATAATATTCATAACTACCATCATCTTGCTTTTCTATATTTACATTTCCTGCAGGGATTAACTCAACATTGTTAATTCCTCTTGGTCCCCTGGTGATGTACCAGAAGGCATTTCCATAAAGGGCCATTGAAACTACTGTTTGGCCTATAAATTCTGATTGATTAATGTTGTTTTTTACATCAGGTAGTTCTAACCATCCTGGTGTGATGATTTTCTCAATGTCTCTAAATACTTCTACTGGTATCTGTGCAATTGCTGTCTCTAATACAGATATACATCTTGAAACAGGAATTAATTGAAGTGCCTTGTCCTCATTAATGATGGATTGGCTTCTTGCTGGTATTTGTAATGCACGATTATCTGTGGAAGGGACAAATGGTTCTACTACATCAACTGAGTAACCTAATCTTTCAACTAATCTGTCTCTAAATCCCATGTCTGCTCCTAAAACACCATCTGCTCTGGGGCCTTTTGTGTATCCACAAACCAAATGGCTAATACTGTTGCTATCGCTGCATCAATGTCAGTTCCTGAATCTTTACGAGTAATCTTCCAAGATTCTCCAACATTTTTACGCACTGCCCTCTGCATTTGCAGCGAAACTATTTCATCTTTTGGATGAATTAGTGTCTTACGCATAATTCTACGATATGCGTTATTTGAGGCACTGATTAAATCCTTATGAGATGCCATATGGACTCTAATTCCTCGTTGTCTTAACGCATGTGCCAAATCTTGATTTATATAAGAATCAACAATAAATGGGGCACCATATTTGTTTAAAGTAATACATGCCCTAAGTAATTCATCAATATTTGTATTATTAAATGAGGCTACAAGTTCTGTAGATACCTTGTCCCCCTCCTCTAAACAGGCTGCAACTATTGATGCATGGTCCCAACCAGGGGTTCTATCCACTGCAAATATCTTGGGATTTGATGGTTTTCCATAAGGTAATTGCTGCCAAGCCCCTACAGGAAGCCATGCATTCATTGAAGAAACAAATTGATTTAGGCGATATCTACGAGCATCTGCTTCAGGCATGGTTGCTAATTCATTCTTTACTGACTCCCAGGACAATATTCCAGAGGCTAAATTGGGATTGCTACGCCTTACAGCATCTTCATCTAATACTTCACAGCCAATAGGTGCCTCCCAACAGAAAAATCCAAATCTTTCTAATTCAGGTTCCCCATCTACAGCCTGTGACCCTCGCTTGTATAAATCTTTTAATAATTCAGAAGTGTCATCTCCTGCAGTGGTAATTCCAATAACAATTCCATCTGGTCTTGTACCACTACCCAAAGCCATAGCAGTCCATACATCTGAATCAGCCACATGCAACTCATCAAATACAACAAGGGAAGGATGTAGACCCTGAGCAGTGGATGCCTTAGATGCAATAACTTTATAAACACCAGTGCCATCTGCAGTCCATAGACCCCTGTGTTCTGTAGACCTACTAAATAAAGATTTTAATATTGGTGATGTATTTGTTTGATGTAATAATCTTCTATAAACAATCTTGGCCTGGTCTGAAGATGCTGCAACTGATATTACTTCTGGTGCAGGTTCATGTAGAAGCATCCCATATAAGGCAAATAAGGCCCCTATGAGAGACTTTCCATTCTTTCTGGGCATAGATATACAAACTTGCTTATAACGCAGCCTACCCGCCAAATTTGGGTTCTCATGGTCATCTGGATATCTCTCTAAGACATGTTGAATTAACCATTTCTGCCAATCTGTTAATTTTAAAATCTCATTATGTTTCTCAGGCAGTTTCCAAATAGCCTCTGAGATATTAATTAACTTCTGACCATCAGAAATAAAATCTTCTGATAAAGGTTGTGTGAAGTGGGTAGGTATCCAATCCATCTCTACCCCATAGCAATCTGCTGCAACATCTCCTGTGGTGTTAGGGTCTTATCTGCTTCTCTGTTATTTAATAGACCTAAATTGGCTAATAACCCAATGAAAATGGGTGCTATTTGGTGCCTTCTATCAGGCATGGAATCCATAGTCTGTGCTAATTGGACTGCCTGTACTGCTGCACCTATATCTGCCTCTTCTAACCATGTTGCTGCTTGGAGAGATTTCTTTACTGCTTCCTCCAAGGAAAAATCTAATAATAAAGGCTCTCCATCTCCTTTTATTAATCTTGGCTTTCTTGGTCCCTGGCTCATTCCTGTTCTCATTTCACTAATTATCTCCTGTTTGTTTATTGACATTGGGGGCGGGGTTGTCTGTAGATATATAAAAAAACCCCAAACCATTTATCTAACAAACCATATTTGCCCAATATCGTGGATATATGGTTTTTCATTATTTGGTTTGTATATTTTGTAGTCTGATGGGGGCGGGATATTAGATTCATAACCCATACCTTCTATTGAAGTATCTGAGTCTTACTCTGTCTCTATCTTGTCTTGTGCTATTACAGTTATGACATGCTGGTAATAGATTAGATAATTCATTTGTCCCGCCCTGACTTACAGGAACTATATGGTCTGCTGTAGTAGCAGGTCCTGTGCAGTAATGACATATGTAATTGTTTTGTTCTAATGTTATCTTTCTATTCCGCTTATATTCAGCAGTGTCATATGTTCTACCCATTTTCAACCCAACCTATTACTGTTGCTAATTCGCAACACTTCTCATCTACCCCTGCTTTTTCGCATTCTTTGCACCAGTAGATTTTTGAGGCCTTCTCAGGAGCATCTCTGTCCTTGCCCATACCTCTGGATATTCGTCCCATTTCCAATGAACCTCCCCAAGATTGCATAAATCAAGCAAATGTGGGGCACACAGATACTCCTGGTAGTAGTAATAGGCATTCTGTCCACATCTACTGCAGGGCTTTGGCCTTTCAGTATGTTTGAACTTAGCCATGTAATACCAGGGAGTATCAGGCCAATCTGTTTTAGGCGGTCTTCCTGCCTTTGTTTGCTTCTTCACTTACTCTATTCATTATCTCACTTATCTTTATGAGATAACCCTTTGTTGGATTAGACCCATTGTTCATGGGCACTTCTGCTCTACCCTCGCACATTCGCCGTATCAGGCTTGTGGGAAAGCATTGCAATATTTGTTGCTTGTCTCCTACTGGTAATACGAATACCCAGTATTTGGCTTCTGTGGTTTTAATACCGCTTGGTTGCATTTTACCTTCACGCCATGCTTCAAACTCTATGAACAAATTACCTGTTTTTTGCCATTCATAATCTGTCTTTACTTCAGCATTCTCAATAATGTCTTTTAATAGGTTTTCTCCTACAAGACCACGAGAATAATCTACATCCCATCTTGGTTCTCTCATATGTTGCCTCCTATTTTTAATGCCAGAGCCTTTGCTGTGCTATCTGGCAGTCTTTCATTGAATACAATTTCGTGTAATTGCTTCAAACCTTTTTCCAATCGTTCTCTCTTAAGTACATCTTGATGTAATTTGTATCCCACATAATTTAACTTTGGCTTATGGGAATCAAACAACAAATCC